TGACCCAAATAATTGTGAGTGTGATCCAGATATGTGTGATTGCGGAAAATTTATAACCGTAAATGATCCATTTAATAAAACTAATATATTTAAAGATAAGGGTTGACAATGAAAAGAAAATATGGTATGAGAGATGGGGGCTTCACTGGTCAGAAGCCACAGAAGCTGGTAGGAAACCAGACTAAGTTAGATGCTAATAAAGATGGTAAGATTAGCAAGGATGACTTTTCACTACTTAAAAAGAAAAAGGGAGTTGCTTAAAATGCCTATGCATAAAAACACTAAGAAAAAAGCTAAGATGATGTATGGTGGTGCCATGAAGAAAACTAAAAAAATGAATAAAGGTGGTGCTATGAAGAAGACTAAGAAGATGGCTAGGGGTGGCTCCATGAAAGCCAAAAAGATGTCTAGAGGTGGACCAGTTCGCCGTAGATAATGTCTTATCTTATTAGTAATGTACCCCATTTTAATTGTTGGGTACGGAGGGAGTTCACTAGTAATCATACTAACTATCACGGTGAGTTTCTTCATGCAGTCGCTTTTGCAGTTAACACAATACCAGATAGGTCATTAAGTTTTCAAGTAGTCTTTACAGGTTGTGAAATAGATTTAGAGGATGGTCCCGATGAGAATGTTCATGGTGGGGCTATGTGGGCTAGGATGCCAATCGAAGCATTAGTAGCTGATATACCTCTAGAGGATTGGCCTGAACCAATGCTAGATCATTTATGTCAGCCTTGGGATTGTGAAGCAAGAGATCATAGTGTAATAACAATGGACAGGGTTAGCTCATCACCTTGGATATGTAAGATTGATGGGGAGTTTTATACAGGTAAATATTTATTTACTGTAGATTATACAGGCAATGATATAGCAGATGATCCTGCACAACATAAGCAGTCTCATGTGTTATACTTGACTGACGCAGGTAACTGGACAGGTAACTTTGTAGCATTACCTAATAATAGAGTTAGAGCTACGAGTCCTGCTTTGTGGAGAACTGGAGAGGGTGCGCCTGACTTTGCTCCTTCACAGTGGGTACATTCAGCAGAAGGGCATGAGTCCTACTTAGATCCTATTACCACATTTAACAACTTGTATTCCAATGGCAGCAAAAAAGAAAAAAAGCAAAAGCACCGTAAACAAAGCAGGTAACTACACGAAGCCAGCTATGCGTAAAAGAATATTTAATCGTATTAAAGCTGGTGGAAAAGGAGGAGCGCCTGGTCAGTGGTCAGCTAGAAAGGCTCAAATGCTTGCCTCTGCTTATAAAAAGGCAGGTGGAGGATATAAGTCGTAATGCCACACTATACTAAACCATTGACTAAAATAGTTAAAGGCTTGAGAAAAGCATCGAAGACTCATGCAGGTCAAGCTAAAACTTTAAATAAAATACTAAAGGATCAAAAGAAAGGTTACGGAAAAAGTGCCAAGAAAAAGAAAAGATCCTAAAGTAGGTACTGGTAAAAAGCCAAAAGGTAGTGGCAGAAGACTATATACTGATGAGAATCCAAAAGATACCGTTAGTATAAAGTATGCTACCCCTGCTGATGCTAGAGCAACGGTTGCTAAAGTAAAAAGGATAAGTAAACCTTACGCTAGGAAGATACAGATACTAACTGTATTAGAACAGCGAAGTAAGTATGGTGGTAAACCTGAACAGGCTAGGATAGCCAAAAAAGCTAAAGAAAGTTTGAAGAGACAGCATGGCACTAAAAAAATCTCAACAAAGTCTTAAAAACTGGACAAAGCAGAAATGGAGAACTAAATCTGGAAAACCCTCTACACAAGGCCCGAAAGCTACAGGTGAGAGATATTTACCATCAGCAGCAATAAAGTCACTAAGTTCTGCTGAGTATGCTGCAACTTCTAGGGCAAAACGAAAAGGTAAAAAGGCTGGTAAGCAACACGTTAAACAGCCAAAGAGTATAGCTAGGAAAGTAAGAAGTTTTAGATAGAGTGGGTAGATGACCGTAGTTGGTGGGGGAGACAGTGTGGTGTCTTAGAGGTCATAAAGTTATTGGGGGTTTTTATGGAGAGTGCTTTTGATATTGTAGTATCGGCTTGGCCTATTGCATTTGGTTTTGTTACGCTTGTAATTGTCCTTGCAAAAATGCATGGGGATATCATTGTCCTCAAGGAAAAGGTGAAAAGTCTATTTGACTTATGGAACTCAAGAAAGGATAATTAAATGGCAATACAATTTTTAATGCTACCTGCTATGGCTTTAGTTCAGGTTAGTAGATTAATAGCAACAAAAGGTGTAGCAGAAGCAACAAAAAAATTCGGTAAGAATGCAGTTAGAGCGGCAAAAAAATATTTCGATCCTGTAAAAACTCAAAAAATGAAAACAGGCCCAGGTAGAGGGACACCTGGAAATGTAAAAAATATGGAAGATGCATTTGTAAAATTTTCTAAACCTATTGGAAAAAAAGGTAAGTCAGGATTAGAAAACATGAGTATGCAAAAAGTAACTAAATCAGAGGGTGAAAAATTATTAAGAAAAGGTTTAGCTAGAAAAGCTGGATTAGGAACAATTGCATCAGCAACAGCAGGAACTTTTGCAGCTAGTGGGGGTAAAGGTAAATCTGAAAAAGAAACTAAACAAGGCATATCTAGCATGAGTGGAGTTAGTGCAGATAGATTGCAAGCTAAAAGACGCACTGATCGTCAAAGCGGAGCAAGTAGAACTGCTAGACCTAAACAAACTACAGACATTGGTGAGCAAATATCTCGCAGAGATAGAAATAAAACTAGAGCAGGATCTGAAATAGGTAGAGGAGCAGAAACTAAACCAAAAGCAGGTCCAGCAGAATTAGGAGGTCAAAGACCTACTAAAGAAAAGGATACTAGAATAAGTAAATCTGCTGGTCGTGACTCTAGAGAAGATGGTATCGGTGTAAAAATAGCACGTATGCTAGGAGATAAAAGATCTGTAAGTAAAATGATTAGTGATCGTGAAGAGTCTGAAAGAATGGAAGAAGAAATGGGCTTACGTAAAGGTGGTGCTGTTTCTAAAAAGTATGGTGCTAGAGAAGGTGGCTTCACTAAACGAGGTGGAATGTATAAGAAAGGTTACTGATGACTGAACAACAGGAAACATTCTTAAATGCATTGTTTGGCGAGGCTAATGGTAACTTTCGCCAAGCTATGAATATTGCAGGGTATGCATCAACAGAGTATCCTGCTAGACTTATCCGTACACTTAAATCAGAAATTATAGAACGTGCAGAGAATATGCTGGCTGCCAATGCACCTAAAGCGGTGCTGTCTATGTCTGGCGTTCTTGATGATCCTAGCGCACTAGGTAATCGTGAGAGACTTGCAGCAGCAAAAGAAATTCTAGATAGAGCAGGTATTGTTAAGACAGAGAAGATAGAACATAAAGGTGCTACTTCTGCTGTAGTAATACTACCACCTCTTGAGGAAGACAATGACCAAACGGAGGGATAATGCAACACGTACAAAAGTTAAAGCAGTGGGCAGAAAGCCTTGGGGTTACGATCACACTGTGGATACAAAAGGTTCAGGATGGTATATTCCAGATCTTGAAGCATTTGAACGACTCGATAGTGCGATTGTACAAATCCGCGAAGGGGGTCATTCGGTTAGGAAAGTAGCATCGTGGTTAGAAAATGAAACTGGTAGAAAATTGTCTGCTACTAGGTTACACAAGTTGGCATGGACTAAAGAGGAGTTGGAAGATCGGAGAAAGTCTCGCAGACGTTTACTATCTCCCAGACAGCGAAAGATTGAAGACCTCAAAAACACAGAAAAGCAAACTAGAATCAAAGCAGATCAAGCAAAACGAAGATTAAATAAAGCATTAAAAAAAGATACTGTTGAACCAGAAGTATTAGATTTTACAGATCAGACTGCATCTGAACCTGAAGTTGTATTTAAACCAAACCCAGGTCCACAGACACAGTTCTTGTCTGCTAATGAAAGAGAAGTATTTTATGGTGGTGCAAGAGGTGGAGGTAAGACATATAGCTTACTTATTGCACCACTAAGGTTTGTTCATAAATCATCGCATAGAGCATTATTAATTAGACGTTCTATGCCTGAGTTAAGAGATGTTATATTTCAGACGCAGCAATTATATCCGAAAGCTGCACCTGGAGCTAAATGGAAAAGCCAAGAGAATACATGGTACTTTCCTAGTGGAGCAAGAATAGAGTTTGGCTATTGTGAGAACTTACAGGATGTGTTAAGATATCAAGGTCAATCATATTCTTGGATTGGAGTAGATGAGTTACCACAGTATGCAAATCCTGATATCTGGCAGTTCTTGAGATCATCATTGCGTACTACAGACCCTACTATTCCTTTACACATGAGGGCTACAGGAAACCCAGGTAACGTAGGATCAGCTTGGGTTAAGAAGATGTTCATAGATCCTGCTGAACCAAATACTAGGGTAACTGAGAAAATAGAATACGAGTTAGATGGTAGAACACTAACTAGCGAGATAACTAGAAAATTTATATCAGCGTCTGTATGGGATAATCCATACTTGACACAAGATGGTAGTTATGTTGCAATGCTTGCTTCTCTACCTGAAGTTAAGAGGAAGCAATTCTTATATGGCGATTGGGATGTAGTTGAAGAAGGTGCATTTCCTGAGTTTGATAAGACGGTGCATACGTGCGAAAGTTTTGAGATTCCGAAAGGTTGGACGAAGATTAGAGCAGCCGACTTCGGATACGCTGCCCACTCCGCTATTTTATGGGGGGCTGTTGATTTTGATGGTTGTCTGTGGATATATAGAGAGTTGTACGTTAACCGTTTGACTGCTGATAAGTTAGGTCAGATGATTATGGAAGTAGAAGAAGGTGATGGTAGAATACAAGATGCATTGTTAGATAGTTCTTGTTGGGCTAGACGAGGTGATGCAGGACCATCAATAGCAGAAACTTTAAATAGAGAAGGATGTAGATTTAGACCATCAGATAGATCACCAGGATCTAGGGTTGCAGGTAAGATAGAATTGCACAAAAGACTAATGATAGATGAAGAAACAGAAGAACCAGGCATTGTTATAATGCAGAACTGTAGAAACCTTATAAGTCAGTTAGCAGCTTTACCAGTGGACTCTCGTAATCCTGAAGATGTTGATACTAAAGCTGAAGACCACTTATATGATGCGTTAAGATATATGATTATGTCAAGACCAACTAATATACGTATAGCATACGAGAATACTCCAAAGACTAGATATCAACCATCTGATTCAGTGTTTGGATATTAATATGGAAATCTTTCTATATATAATTATAGTTTTAGTATTAATGCTTGCTATTGGTGTATTTATATGGGCCGCATATTCAAAAAACTAACATAAGGAAAAAATATGGCAGATGATAACGATATAGTAGTACTAGATGATGTAGAGAGTACAGAAGAGTCCTACGTTAATTTAGTTAGTTATGTTAAGGCTAGGTTTGATAGGGCTAAAGATGGTAGGCATACTGATGAAGAACGATGGGTACAAGCTTATAGAAACTATCGTGGTATATACGGACCAGACGTACAATTTACAGAAACAGAAAAGTCTCGCGTATTTATTAAAGTAACTAAGACAAAAGTTCTTGCAGCATACGGTCAGATCATAGATGTTCTATTTAGTCAGAATAGATTCCCTATTGGTGTAGAGCCAACTACCTTACCTGAAGGTGTATATGATAGTGTGCATATAGATCCTAAAGAAGAAGAACAAGAACAAGCCTTTGAAGAGTTTAAGAGTATATATGGTTTTCCTGGTGATGGCAATGATCTAGAGCCAGGTGATACTTCAGCTATATTGAATGAGAAACTTGGTGCGTTAGAAGATAAGCTAGAAGATTTAGAAGGGCTTAAAGAAGGTCCAGGTCAAACACAATCAGCTATTACTTTCCATCCTGCTATGGTTGCAGCTAAGAAGATGGAAAAGAAAATCAAAGATCAACTAGAAGAATCAGCAGCGACTAAACATCTTAGACATTCTGTGTTTGAGTGTGTATTGTTTGGTACTGCTATTATGAAAGGCCCATTTGCTTTTGATAAAGAATACCCAAATTGGGAAGATGATGGCACATACGATCCAGTAATTAAAACTGTACCTAAAGTAGAGTATACATCTGTTTGGGATTTTTATCCTGATCCAGATGCATATAACATGGAAGACTGTGTATACGTTGTTGAACGTCACAGACTAACCAGATCACAACTTAGAGCATTAAAGAAGCGTCCATTCTTTAGAGGTAAGTCTATTGAAGCTGCTATTAAAGAGGGTGAAGACTATAGCCGTGAGTGGTGGGAAGATAGTTTAACAGATAATGAAACTGCATCAGATTTTGGTGGAGAAGGTTTTGCTGGTTATGGTGGAGATGTTGAAAGGTTTGAAGTACTAGAGTTCTGGGGTACAATAGATAAAGACATAGCAGAAAGCCAAGGGTTAGAGATACCTGAAAATGAAATCAAAGATGATGAGATACAAATCAACTGTTGGGTGTGTAACAATCAGATACTAAGATTAGTCATAAACCCATTCGTACCAAAGCGTATCCCATACGTTGCAAGTCCATACGAGATCAACCCATATAGTTTCTTTGGTGTAGGTCTAGCAGAAAACATGGATGATACTCAAACATTAATGAACGGTTTTATGAGATTAGCTGTTGACAATGCTATCTTATCTGGTAATCTATTGATTGAGGTTGATGAGACAAACCTAGCACCAGGTCAGGATCTTACAGTATATCCTGGTAAGATATTCAGGAGACAGGGTGGTGCGCCAGGTCAAGCTATATTTGGTACTAAGTTTCCAAACGTGTCAAGTGAAAATATGATGTTGTTTGATAAAGCAAGAGTATTGTCTGATGAGTCATCAGGATTACCATCATACTCATACGGACAGACAGGTGTGCAGGGTACAGGCAGAACTGCATCAGGTATATCTATGTTAATGGGTGCAGCTAGTAATGCAATACGTACCGTGATTAAGAACATGGATGACTATATGTTACGTCCTATGGGTGAGGCATTGTTTGCATTTAATATGCAGTTTGACTTTGATCCAGAGATAAAAGGTGATCTAGAGATTAGAGCTAGAGGCACAGAAAGCTTTATGAAGAACGAAGTTAGATCCCAGCGTCTTATTAGTTTCCTACAGATTGCAAGTAGTCCTGTTCTAGCACCGTTTGCTAAGTTCCCATACATCATGCGTGAGATAGCAGCAACGATGGATCTAGATGTAGATAAGGTGACTAACAATCCTGAAGAAGCATTTAGACAGGCCATACTATTACAGCAGATGCAAAAGAAAATAATTGAAGAAAACCCACAACCTGCACAAGATCCTACAGGAGCAGGAGGTGGTACTATAGGTACAGGTCAAGCACCAGCACCAGGAGAACAAGGATTTGCTACAGGTGGTGGACCTAATGCAGGTACACAACAGCAACAACAACAAGCTCAACAAGGAGGAGGACAACAGATTCCCCCTGAGTTAATGGCAATGTTACAACAAGGTGGTGCAGGTAATGCTTGATCAGAGAGTGGCTAGAGATTTATTACCTCTAGTTAATCAACCAGATTTTGATGAATTGTTTACGTTATACTTAGATAATAAAAAAGAAAGTGCTTATCGTATACTAGAACAGAGTGACGATGAAGTAGAAATATACAGAGCGCAAGGACAACTGCATATACTAAGACGTATGGAAAATATGCGCTTAGAGATACAGACCGCAGCTAAAGGAACTTGATATGATAAGTTTAGGAAAGTTAAAAGATCATCTTAGAGGTGAAGAGGAATTAAAACTAGAAGCTTATAAACTTCCTGGTGAAAAATATTTTACTATCGGTTATGGTCACTATGGACCAGATGTAAAAAAAGGAATGAAAATAAGTGAAGAAAAAGCAGAAAAATTTTTAGAAAAAGATATAAAAGATAAATTAAAATTAATAGACAAATTCTTACCTAACTTTGATACCTACACAGAAAATCTACAAAAATTTGTAGTAGATGGTTTTTTTAGGGGAGACTTATCAGGTAGTCCTAAAACATTAAAACTTTTAAAACAGAATAAATTTAAAGAAGCATCCGAAGAATTTTTAAATAATGATGAATACAGAAAAGCATCTGATACAGGTAGTGGGGTTGCTGATCGTATGGAGGATATATCTAATGCAATGTCTAGAGAAGATGGCAGAGAAGCAGTAGAAATGCCCACTATGAAAGAAGAGGGTGAAGTAAAAGCAGTGGAGATGCCTACAGTAGAT